TGGCAGAAATTTACCTTTTCTAAAGAGACTACACTTGTAAATGGTGTAGAAATGTATTACTTTTACAAGTATCTACCAAAAGTAGATGTAAATATACAGCCCATTATTTCGGAACTAGGCCCTAAATGGACAACCGAATTGAAGATTAAAGGACAACTGTGAAATATTAATTTAATTTAACAGGAGATAAAAGATGAGTACATCAATATCAACTGCCTTTATTAAACAGTTCGAAGCAGAAGTTCATATGGCATATCAACGTATGGGTTCTAAACTTGCTAATACTGTAAGGCAAACTAAAAATGTAAAAGGTAGCCAAGCTCGTTTCCAAAAAGTAGGGAAAGGTGCGGCCGTTACTAAAAATAGACATGCTGAAGTTCCAACAATGGATGTGGCACATACTACAGTTGACGTAACACTAGCTGATTTTTATGCAAGTGATTATGTTGATACACTAGATGAAATGAAAACAAACATTGATGAACGTCAGGTTCTAGCTCAATCTGCTGCGGCAGCTTTAGGTAGAAAAACAGACCAATTAATCATTGACGTACTGGATGCAGGTTCAAACTCTGCAAACATTGCTCATGGTTCTGCGGCATTGACACTTGCAAAAGCGTTGACAACATATGAAACATTTGGCGAAGCTGATGTTCCAGATGATGGTCAAAGATATTTTGTAGTATCACCTGCTGGTTGGGCTGACTTACTAGCCATAGATCAATTCTCTAATGCTGATTATGTTGGAGATGCGCAACTTCCATTTTCTGGTGGTATGACAGCTAAAAGATGGTTAGGATTCATGTGGTTTACACATTCAGGATTGACACTTGCTAGTACAACTAGAGATTGTCATGCTTATCATAAGTCTGCTATCGGCCTTGCAACAGGTGCAGATATCAAGACAGAGGTAAACTACATTCCTGAAAAAGTAGCTCACTTAACAACTTCTTATATGAGTATGCAAGCCGTTGCGATTGATGCAGAAGGTTTCATGCAAATACAGATAACTGAATAACGGAGGTTAATCATGGCTTTAACAGCAGCAAATTTAAAATTAGTAGCAGGTGGTGGTTCTGGTAATGTTTGGCATTACACTACTGCGGATGCTCCAGGTACAGTTGCAGGTAGTGGTTACTTCAATGATGTAACAACAAACTTGAAACAGTACGATATGATATTGGTAGCAGGAACTACTGGTGGTACAGTAACTTTTGATATGTTAGGAGTTACGTCAGCATCAGGTGCGGCAACTGTTACAACAACTAACGGTACGTAAGTACTATTGATCTTGAGGGGAGGCTCGACTACACCCTTCCCTCATTTTCTTTTTATAGAGAGGTATTATGTTATCAGAAACTAGATTTGATATATGCAACAAAGCCCTTGTGCTAGTGGGTGCTAACATAATAACTAGCTTTGAAGAAGCTACAACAGAATCAACTGTAGCTGGACAATTATACGAATCAACATTAGAAGCAATGATTACCAGAATACGCTGGAGATTTGCAACTAAACAAGTACAGCTAACTAAGTTAGCAGAGAACCCATTAGGTAGATTTCAAGCATCCTATCAATTACCAGCAGATGCATTGTTAATACATACAGTAACTGTTAATGACAATGTGATTGCTTATGATAGATATGGTGATAAGATTTTTGCTGACACAGGTTCAGGTGATACATTGATTTGTGATTATACATTCCAGGCTAGTGAAGCAGAGTTTCCACCGTACTTTAAACAATGTATGGTATTTGAACTTGCTAGTTTATTTGCAGGTGCGATTGCAAGAAATGATAGTTTGTCTGAGTTGTACAGAAATAGAGCGTTAGGACAAATAGCTATAGCTAAATCAACTGATGGTCAAGCTCAAACAACTAAACGTATGGATGTTAACAGAATACGTAATAGAAGAAATCGCACGCATTTTAATAATGTTAACGCAACCGTATCGAGCTAATGGATGCCAATACAAAGAATACATCAAGCCAGTTTTGTAAGAGGCGAAC